CAGACACCAATACTACAACTGTGGGTCTGAGGTTTAGTGTAATTGAATCAAGACTCTCCTCAACTTAAGGTAATAAAAAATGGCTAATCTAAACAAACACCGTAAGGCTATCACTGAGGCAGGTTACACCTTGTCTAAGGATGGTACACAAGTCACCAACAAAGAAGGTAAGACTGTTGCAGGGACCAACGATAATGGTTTCTTTTCTGGTTCTAGTACCTTGACAAAGATCTTCAAAGGTGATACAAAGGCTAAAGGTAAAGCCCCTGCTAAGTCCTCTAAGAAGGCTTCTGCTGAAACAGCTCCGAAAACAAGTAAGCGTCCTCCTAGTAAGAAGATTAACATTAAAGATATGGCAGAGAAGGCTATTGATGCTACCCCTAAGTCTAGCACAGGTGGACCCGCTCGCTATAACAGTGCTTCTGCTGCTGGAACCCCTTCGCTTATGTCTCAATACGGTAGAAATGCAGAGACTGCAGATAAAGGTCCAGAGCGTCCGGGAGCATTTAGTGTACCTAAGCCTGAACCAAAGGAAAAAGGATTCCTTAGAAACGCTAAGGGTGAAGAGATTTTTGGGTCTGGTACAAAGCCTGATGATGATGGTGGAATTAAAGGTGTCACTTGGCCTGAGTATGAAGCTATGACTACTCAACAACGCAGACGTCGCAGGTTGCCAACAGACTTAGACAAGAAGGCTTGGGATCTAAGATTGAGCCTTGGGGGTTAATATGACAGAGAAACAAAAGAAGTTCCTAGACGTACTCTTTGAGGAAGCCCAAGGTGACTTCCTTAAAGCTAAACGTCTGGCTGGCTACAGTGAGAACACTCCTACACGGGATGTGGTAGCCTCTCTTGAAGAAGAGATTTCTAACCTAGTAAAGAAGTTCCTGACTAATGCTGGGGTTAAGGCTGCTTATACAGTCAACCAAATTGTTGAAGACCCTACTATTATTGGTGGCAAAGAACGTCTCTCTGCTGCTAAGGACTTGCTAGATCGTGGGGGTTTTAAAGCCACTGAGAAAGTAGAAGTGACAACTAAAGACCCTATTTTTATCCTCCCACCAAAGAGTTAATATGACAAAGAAAAAAGCAAAAGGCCTTTTTAGGGTCGCTGCTCCCGATAAGACTGATGTAGGTTACAAGTTTTATCCAATCGTCCGTATCGGTAGATTCATCCCATTCGGTTACAAACAAGACCCAGATGATCCTAATATACTTTTACCTGTAGAAGAAGAGTTGATCCTCTTTGAACAAGCTAAAGAATACCTAAAGAATTACTCCCTGAGGGATGTAGCAACTTGGCTCTCTAATAAGTCAGGACGTTACCTCTCCCATGTTGGTCTTAGCCTACGGGTTAAGTCTGAACAGAAAAGGGCTAAGGAGCACATCGACTCAAGACGACTCTTGGAACAATATCAGTCAGCTTTTAAAAAGGCACGTCGAATTGAAGAGACACGATTGGGTCGAAGGACTCCTACAGAGGAAGAACTAGATGACGAACTCTTTACCAGCGTCTGCCAAACCTGCCCCAATAGATGTAAGTAAAGCCCAAGATATCATCTTCCAACCCAATGATGGACCACAGACAGACTTCCTGTCAGCCTCAGAACAAGAGGTTCTCTATGGTGGTGCTGCAGGTGGTGGTAAATCCTTTGCTATGGTTGCTGACCCTGTACGCTACGTCAACAACCCTAAGTCCTCTAAGCTCCTTGTTCGACGTAGTACAGAAGAACTTCGTGAACTTATCTCTATCTCTAAGAAGATGTACCCTGCAGCTATCCCCGGTGCAAAGTTCCTTGAGAGGGAGAAAACTTGGGTATTCCCTTCTGGGGCTACCCTCTGGATGAGTTACCTAGATAGGGATGATGACGTAGAGCGTTACCAAGGTCAGGCTTTTAATTGGATTGGCTTTGACGAACTTACTCAGTGGAACACACCCTTTGCTTGGGATTATATGCGTTCCCGTCTACGTACTTCTAAGGACTCTGGACTAGACCTAATTCAACGAGCAACAACTAACCCCGGAGGTATTGGTCACCATTGGGTAAAGAAAACCTTTATTGACCCTGCTCCACACAACACCACCTTTGATGCACAGAGTATTGATGGAACACCGCTAGTATGGCCCTCCGGCTCTAAGAAGGAAGGTCAACCACTTTTCCAACGTAAGTTCATTCCTGCTACTTTGTTTGATAACCCTTATCTTGCTGAAGATGGAATGTATGAAGCTAACCTTCTTTCCCTTCCAGAACATAAAAGACGCCAACTGTTAGAAGGTGACTGGAGTGTAGCTGAAGGTGCAGCCTTCCCGGAGTTTAATGTATTTCAACATGTTATCGAACCTTTTGATATACCAGACTCGTGGGTTAGATTTAGAGCAGCGGACTACGGATACAGTTCCCATACTGGTGTTGTTTGGTTTGCTATTAGTCCTTCTGAGCAGCTTATTGTTTATCGGGAACTCTACGTCTCCAAAGTTACAGCAGCAGACCTTGCACCAATGGTCCTTAGAGCAGAACAAGGTGACCGAATCAGTTACGGTGTACTAGACTCCTCTCTCTGGCATAAACGTGGTGATACTGGTCCTAGCCTAGCTGAACAAATGATCATCCGTGGTTGTAGGTGGAGACCTTCAGATCGAAGCTCTGGTTCTCGTGTAGCAGGTAAGAACGAACTGCACCGTAGACTTGCTATTGATGAAATGACAGAGGAGCCTAAGATAGTCTTCTTTAATACCTGTCGCCACCTAATCTCTCAACTACCCTCTCTCCCTCTTAGTAAGAACAATGCAGAGGATGTAGATACAAATGCAGAAGACCACCTCTACGATGCTCTGAGGTACGGTATTATGACAAGACCTAGAAGTGACATCTTCAGTCACACACCAGAACACTCAAGACATAGTGGCTTCCAAGCTGCTTGTAAAGAATTTGGGTACTAAAGGAATAGAAAATGGACGTAGAAGTAAACGAAGAAAACCTTCTTGGTGTAGATGACACAAAAGGTGAGTATGCTGTAGATAATTCTGCTGGAAGTATTGTCAACTATGTGACTGAACGCTTTGGTAAAGCCGAAGATGCTCGTTACGCTGATGAACAACGATGGGTACAAGCTTACCGCAACTACCGTGGTATCTATGGCCCTGACGTACAGTTTACTGACTCTGAGAAGTCTCAAGTCTTTGTGAAAGTTACTAAGACAAAAGTACTAGCTGCTTATGGTCAGATCACTGAGGTTCTCCTTGGTGGTGGTCGATTTCCTATTACTATTAATCCTACCACTCTTCCAGAAGGTGTAGAGGAGTCAGTGCACGTAGAGGTTACCCCACAAGGCCCTCCCGGTACTCCCCCTAAACCTGAAGGTATGGAACCACTACTTCCCGGAGAGACTGGTGAAGAGTACCGTCTACGTCTTGGTCCACTAGAAAAAGATCTGGAAATCTTTGGTGAGAAGGTTAAACCCGGTCCCGGTGAGACCCCTACATCTGTCACTTTTGAACCTGCTTTGGTTGCAGCAAAGAAGATGGAGAAACAAATCCACGACCAACTAGAAGAGTCAAAAGCACTTAAGCACCTTCGCTCTGCTGCCTTTGAGTGTGCCCTCTTTGGTACTGGTGTGATGAAGGGTCCATTTGCACAGAATAAAGAATACCCTAACTGGGATGAAGACGGTAACTACGACCCTACATTCAAAGATGTTCCAATGGTATCTAACGTCTCTATCTGGAACTTCTACCCAGACCCAGATGCTAATACTATGGAAGAAGTAGAGTACACAGTAGAACGTCATAAACTCTCCCGTACTCAACTCCGTGGTCTTAAGCGCCGTCCTCAGTTCCGTACAAATGAAATTGATATTGCTATCTCTATGGGGGAGTCCTACACTAAAGAGTGGTGGGAACAGGTAATGGAAGACGACTCTCAGGACTCTAACTCTGAGCGTTTTTCTGTTCTTGAGTTCTGGGGTAATGTAGACCGTGAGATTCTTAAGAACCACGATGTAAAGATTCCCTCCTCTCTTAAGGACAAAGAAGAGATTAGCGTGAATATCTGGGTCTGTAATGGTCGAGTACTTCGTCTGGTTATGAACCCTTTTACTCCTGTCAACATCCCTTACTATGCAGTTCCTTACGAAGTAAACCCTTACTCTATCTTCGGTGTAGGTGTAGCAGAGAACATGGAAGACACTCAGTTGCTTATGAATGGCTTTATGCGTATGGCTGTTGATAACGCTGCTCTCTCTGGCAACTTGATCTTTGAAGTAGATGAAACTAACCTAGTCCCCGGACAAGACCTCTCTATGTATCCCGGTAAAGTATTCCGCCGTCAAGGTGGTGCTCCCGGACAGTCAATCTTTGGTACAAACTTCCCTAACGTCTCTAACGAGAATATGCAGATGTTTGACAAAGCTCGTGTACTTGCTGATGAGTCAACTGGCTTCCCCTCCTTTGCACATGGTCAGACTGGTGTAAGTGGTGTAGGACGTACAGCCTCTGGTATCTCCATGCTTATGTCTGCTGCTTCTGGTTCTATCCGTACAGTGGTAAAGAACGTAGACGATTACCTTCTTGCTCCTCTGGGTAAAGCCCTCTTCAACTTCAACATGCAGTTCAACTTCGACCCAGACATTAAGGGTGACCTAGAGGTTAAAGCTTCTGGTACTGATTCTCTTATGGCTAATGAAGTACGTAGTCAACGTCTTATGCAGTTCCTTGGTGTGGTACAGAACCCTGCCTTGGCTCCATTTGCTAAGATGGATTACATCATCCGTGAGATTGCACGTAGCATGGACCTTGATCCTGAGAAGGTTACTAACTCTATGCAACGAGCAGCTATCCAAGCAGAGATTCTAAAGGGCTTCCAAGCTCCACAGGCAGGCCCTCAGGGCGCTCCGGGTGGTCCTCCGGGGGTACCCCCTGCTGGGGCGCAAGCTGGTGATCCTACGGGCGCTGGAGGCGGTACAATCGGTACTGGTCAGGCACCTGTTCCCGGAGAGCAAGGGTTCAGTGGTAATACTGGTGGAGGTATGCCTCAATGAGCCTAAAGCCTTTGGTAAACGACAAAGAACTCTGGGAGTCTTTCAAAGAAGAGATCGAAAGCCGTATCCGTATGGCACACAGATCACTAGAGCAGCATAAAGAGTATGGTGAACTACGGGCTATCCAAGGTAACATTGAGTCTCTACGGTCTCTACTCCGACTGAAGGAAAAAGTAAATGGCGGGTAGGAATGATAAGAAGAGGTCTCGTAAGGTCAAAGAAGAACCTAAAACTAAAGTAGATTTCTTCAGCCTACCTCAAAGTGCTGACCCAGAGAATGACCCTATTGTTGGGATAGATGAAGCTGGGGATGTTATTAAGGAAAGTCTCCTTGGGGTAATGTATACCATAAAGCCTAAAGCACAGAAGTTTAGAGAATCTAAGCCTGGCTCCCTTGACAGAGTTAAGGAAATTGGTGAAGAAGCACTTCTAGGTTTTGTTGAGACAGCATCTTCCGCAGTGTCTGCCCCAAGACGGGCGCTAGAGGGTGAAGCTGTAACTGTAGGGGATGCTATAGGAACTGCTGCAATGGGTTCTGGAGTAGGCTCTGTAGGCAAGGCACCGAAAGGCTCCCTGAGGAGTATGGTTGGTAGAGACTCTGAGACTGAGTGGTTTAGTGAAGACGCACTACGTACCGCAGCTAATCAAAACGACAAGTCAAGGGAAATCCTTGTTGATATGCCTATTGAGGATTTCCTCAAAGCTGCTGAGAAAGACTTTAGTCCTGAGAAGTTAGCAAAAACTAGGCAGCTAGTATCAGAAGGAAAACCTTTTGACTCCGTACCTACCCTATCTTTTAAAAATAATGCGGATGGTACTGGTAAAGTTACAGGTCATGATGGGCGTCACCGTGCACTAGCCTTAAAAGAGCAAGGCGAAACTACGATACCTGTTCGACTTATTAGCCAAAGTGGGGATGGTCCCGGAATACGTTGGGGTCAGCAAGATAATCCCAAGAGTTTTGACTATGTAGATGTTATCCCCCAGAAACTTATCGAGCAAGATGGTACTGACTTTGTTCGTATGCCTGGGAAAGCAGCCAATATTAGATCAACTGAAACCATATCAGAAGAAACAAATAAGTACAATGAAGGTGGAGTAGTCCCAATGGAGAAACAAATGAGACTCTTTGATGAGGGTGGAATGGCAGACGATGGAATGGATGTTGATCCGGTAAGTGGTAATGAAGTACCTCCCGGAAGTATGTCTGAGGAAGTCCGTGATGATGTAGACGCTAAGTTGTCTTCTGGTGAGTACGTTGTACCTGCTGATGTTGTCCAGTACTTTGGCCTCAAGTTCTTTGAGAATCTACGTAATGAGGCTAAAGGCGACCTTGAGAAGATGGACAAGGATGGCCGTATCGGTGGTGCTCCAAGTAAGGAAGCCCCTATGGGTGGTGAGGAAGAACTCTCTCCCGAAGAAATGGCTATGCTAGAAGAGATCATGGGTGGTGGTGGACAAGAGGCTCCAGTACAGATGGCTGAGGGTGGTCTTACTCCCGGATACACTCCTTCTCCTCCTACCTTTAAACCTAAAGACTGGGCTGCTGTAGGTGGCTCTCTTGGTCTGTCTGGTAGTAATACTAGTACTAGCTCTGGTCGGATTGTTTACAAAACTTATGTAGGACCATCAGGTGAAACACAACTTATCATGTTTATTAATGGTAAGCCTAATACCCCAATCCCTGAAGGCTTTACCCTTAAAGAGACTGCAGCAGAAAAGTCTCAGGAGAAGACTCAAGAAGAGATTGAAGCAGAAGAACTTCAAGCAATGGAACTGGCTAACCGTGGTCCAGCAGAAGAGGGTAATGATGAACCTTCCAAGGGGGAGGAGAGTGTCTCTGTTGAAGAAATGAATCCTAGTCAACTCTCAGATGCTTATGGTAGGATGAATAGCAGTGGAGTAAATGTGGCTCTAGGTATCGCTAACTTAGTGGGAGGTGTTGTTGGCAAGGGTTTGAATGCTGTGGCAAATAACTATAAGAGTAGCATGGAAGATCGAGCTAAGGAGTTAGGTATTGATCTAACTTCGGTAACACCAAACACAGACCTATCTATAGAAAATTTCACAAGTCAAGAAGCCTTCAATGATGCTATGGCTTCTGTATCCGGTAGGGATATGACTTACGATCCCGACTCTGGGTCTTATAAGAGTAATCAAGAAACGACTGCCCCTACTACAAGCAGTAGGCCTAATGCAAGACCCGGAACACCTAACTCTGTAACATCCTCTAGTACTACTGATGACGATGACTCTACAAGTGTTACTGGTAGCTCTAGTTCAAGTAGTGGTAGTAACTCCAGTTCAGATGGTCTCGGTGGAGGTGAATTTAACAAAGGTGGTCTCGTGAAGAAGCGGACTACAAAGAAAACTACCACGACTAAGAAAACTCAACCAAAGAAAAAAGGTCTAGCCTCTAAGTAATAGAGACAATAAGGCTACCCTGCAATACCGCAGGCCCCAACACAAGGAAATAAAATGTCTAATAAAGTGATGATCAAACCTAACTCTGTACGTCCTAATCAAGATCGAATCAAGCGAGAAGAAGCTGAACTTGAAGCCTTGATGAAAGGGGAGAACCCTGAGGTAGAGGAAGTACAAGAAGAAGAAGTAGTAGAAGCTACGACAGAAGAAGTTGTAGAAGAGGTTAAAGAGCCTGAAGAGGACAACCTATCTTCTGAAGAGAAGACCTTTAAGAAGCGTTATGGTGACCTACGCCGTCATGCAGCTAAAGAGAAACAAGAACTAGAAGCACGTATCTCTGCTCTTGAGAACCAAGGTAAAGATATCAAGCCACCTAAGACAGAAGAAGAACTTAAGGCTTGGGCTAAGAAGTTCCCTGATGTAGCTAGTATTATTGAGACTATTGCAGAACGTAAAGCTGCAGAGAAGTTTGAATCTGCTGATGCCCGCCTTAAACTACTGGATGAACGGGAAGAAGCAATCAACCGGAGTAAGGCTGAAGCTACTATTACTAAAGCCCACCCAAACTTTAATGAGTTGAAAAACTCTGATGACTTCCATGATTGGGTAGCAGATCAACCTAAGTGGGTACAAGATGCACTGTATGAGAATGAGGATGACCCTGATTCTGTAATCCGTGTGATTGACCTCTACAATGTAGATAATGGTCTTACCCCCTCAGAACGGAAGAAGTCTGCACGAGAAGCTGCTACTAGTATCTCCTCTCGCTCTACTTCTACTCCCTCAGTACAAGCTGGTCAAGTTAAATTCCGTGAGAGTGATGTTCAGAAAATGTCTGACAAAGCTTTCGAGAAGAATTGGGAACAGATTCAGAAAGATATGAAGACCCCCGGTTTCTACGATCTAACTGGTGGTGCACGTTAATTTAAATTATTGCTTGACTTCTAAAGTTCTTGCAGTATAACTTAGGGTACGAAGGAGAATAAGGCCTCCCATTGTGGACACCCTTATCTCCTTTATCCCCTTACACTTCTAAGAGTAAACAATAAGTAGAATCACCTGCCTGAGTATAGGCCCGTTGATCCTGAAGTTGGCCGACTGACGGATTGATGCACCCTAGAAAATGACAGCCTCTTCTTGTATGTGTTTAGCTCTAATTCAGCCAAATATCATAGGAGAATAATGATGGCTTTTGCAACAGCAGGAGGTTATGGTAACCTTCCCAACGGTAACTTCAGTTCCGTAATCTACTCAAAGAAAGTCCAACTGGCTTTCCGTAAGTCTACAGTCGTAGGCGATATTTCTAACTCTGACTACTTCGGTGAGATTGCTTCTCAGGGTGATACAGTACGTATCATCAAAGAGCCTGAAATCACTGTAAGTGAATATAAGCGTGGTTCCCAGATTCAAGCACAAGACTTGGATGACGAGGACTTCTCTCTGGTAATCGACAAGGCAAACTCTTTTGCTTTCAAGATTGACGATCTGGAAGAAGCCCACAGCCACGTAAACTTCATGGACCTCGCAACTAACCGTGCAGCCTATCGTTTGGCTGACCAGCATGACCAAGAAGCCCTTGGTTACCTGTCAGGTTACAAGCAGTCTTCTCTGCACTCAAATGCAGACACAGTGAATGACGTAGTGAACGGTTCTAAGGCAGTCTCTACTGCTGGTTCCGACGAACTGCTGACTTCCATGAAGATCATCAAAGGTAGCTTTGGTAACATCACAACTAGTTCTGCTGGCGATCACTCGATCCCTGTAGCTGCTCGTCTCCCCGGTGCTACTGCCCTGCCAACAGCTTATGTCTCTCCGGTTATGTTGATTAACCGTATGGGCCGTTTGCTGGACCAACAGCGTGTTGATAAGTCTGGCCGTTGGCTGGTTATTGACCCAGTAATGATGGAAGTTCTGCAGGACGAAGACTCTCGTTTCCTGAATGCTGACTTCGGTGATTCTGGTGCACTGCGCAATGGTCTGGTTCTGAACAACTGGAATGGTTTCCGCGTATACGTCTCTAACAACTTGCCTGTTGTTGGTGGTGGTGCTGCGACAACTGGTACAGCCAACCAGAACACTGACTATGGTGTTATCGTTGCAGGTCATGACTCTGCTGTAGCAACTGCTGAGCAGATCAACAAGACAGAGACTTACCGTGATCCTGACAGCTTTGCTGACATTTGCCGTGGTCTTCATCTTTACGGTCGTAAGATTCTTCGTCCAGAAGCTCTTACAACTGCAAAATATAACCTTGCCTAGGGCTTTTCATGATTAAGAGAATACCCCATGACCATGCAGGTCAAAAAGATCGTACTTGTAAAAGTTGTGGGGTATTTAAACAAGCTCGGGAGTTTCCTCTAACAAAGTCAAAGCGGTCTTATGGTGGGTACCAATCCTACCTTAGTTGCAAGGTTTGTGAGAAGGAAAGAAAACTTCGTAGCCATTTAGAAAGAACTTACGGGTTAACTCTAGAAGACTACGAAGAAATGGTTCTAGAACAAGATAATAGATGTCACCTTTGTGGAGAAGAACCTTCTGATGTGTACGGTAGATTGGTTGTTGACCATTGCCATCACACAGGTAAAGTCAGAAAACTACTCTGTCGAATGTGCAACATCCACCTATCTAAAATAGAAGCTTGCCCTGAGTACTTTAATCGTGTAAAAGACTACTTAGATAGCTATTAAGGAGAAAATAAAATGGCTACTGTTACAACTCTTGCTAAGGCAGAAGGCGGTCGGGGTAATCCTAATCGCAAGCCTTACATGGTAGAGGTAGAGATTGATCTTGCCGCTGCTGCAACTGCTAAAGGTGGTGCTCTGGCTGCTGCTGACGTCATTGAGTGTATTGACGTTGGTGCCAACCAAGCTGTACTCTTCGCTGGTACTGAAATTGTTACTGCCCCTGCGGGTGGTACAACAGCTACCTTCGATCTGGGTATTACTGGTGGTGACGTTGATGCATTCGTAGACGGTGGTGCTATTACTAGCGCAACTGCAGGTACTTATGCAACTATGGTTAGCACTGCTTGCCCTATCGTTAGCTCCTCTGCTTCCACCATCGACATGCTGCTCATTGGTACAACTCCAGATACTTCTGGTGTGATCCGTGTGTTTGCATACTTGATGGATCTGGATGGTTTCGGTGCAGATAAGTCTGCTGCTGAAGTCGCACGGGATCAAGTTTAAATACTGATCGGGGGCTGCTCGAAAGGGTGGCCCTCTTTCTATCTTTAATTAGGGAAGCTCAATGTCAAACTTCGTTACACTTACAAATCTAGTTCTGACAAGGTTGAATGAGGTTCCTCTGGATACTGGTGGGGAAGGTTTCTCTACAGTTCGGAACGTCCAATCTCTCGCAAAGAGTGCAGTGAATAACGCAATCTATGAGATTTGTCAGACTGGTCAAGAATGGCCTTTTCTGAAACAAGCTTACACAGAGACTCTGGTAGCAGGTACAAGCACTTACGCTTTCCCTTCAGACTACTCCTCTCCTGACTATGATACCTTCTTCCTTAAAAAGAATGACACACTAGGTGCTGAACCTAAGACTCTCACCCCTCTTACTTTTGAACAATATGTACAGAACCATAAGATGGAAGATGAGTATGGCGATAGTGGTTCTGGTATCTCTCAACCTTATTTTGTTTACCAAACCTATGGAGAATCCTTTGGGGTAACTCCAGTACCAGACAAGGCGTACCAAGTAGAGTACACTTACTGGAAAATTCCTACAGCGCTAGCCCTATATGATGATGAAGCAGTAGTCCCTGCAAGGTTTAACCACATTATTGTTGATGGTGCTATGATGTATATGATGCGGTTCCGTTCTAATAATGAATCCGCAATGATCCATAAACAAGCCTTTGATGAGGGTATCCGCACGATGCGTAGGGTTCTTATTGATGAACCTATTGATGCCCATTCTACCATGATCCAAGGTAAGAGAAAAGGACGACTCAATTAATGGATGAGATACGCTCCTTTCCAGTTTCTTGTGCGGGGGGTTTGTTTACTAGCCTTGATGTACTTACTCAGGCAACTCAATTCCCCGGCACAGCAATCAGGTTGATTAACTATGAGCCTTCCATCCGTGGGGGCTATTCGCGTATTCAGGGGTTCACTAACGACTACGGAACTCTTCCGGGAACTGGGACTACTCTTGGTCTTGCAGTCTTTGAAGACCTCAATGATGGAGTCTTTGGTTGCAGGAAACCAACTTCAGGTAACAACTACTTCCACTACTGGGACAACAATACCTCAGCTTGGATTAGCCCTACAACTGTTGGTACTCCTACTATGACGGGGGTATTAAAGGTAAGGTTTGCTAAACTCTACTGGGGTCTCCCTAAGCTAGTGATGACAGATGGAGTCAATCCACTTGCTATCTGGGATGGTACTAACTACACCCAAGTGACCACAGGAAGTGTGCTTGCTACTCCCTCCCTTTGTGAGTCTTTCTCTAACCACCTCTTTATATCTGGGGATAGTTCTGAACCAAACAGTCTTGTATTCTCAGCACCAGAAGACCCCACAGACTTTACTCCTGCTAATGGTGCTGGTGTTATTAATGTAGGATTTAAGATCAACGCTATCAAGTCTTTCCGAGACACTCTCTACGTCTTTGGTACGAATAATATTAAAAAGGTTGTTGGTTCTTCTATAGCTAACTTTGCTCTACAAGATGTAACTAAAAATTTGGGTTGCGTTGCACCTGATTCTGTGGTAGAGTTCAATGGTGATTTGCTTTTCCTTGGTCCTGATGGTATCCGTCCTATTAGTGGTACAGATCGTATCGGTGACGTAGAGATCAACACAATCTCTAAACCAATTCAGTCAGTCTTTGAAGCACTACCTTCTGCAGAGGATATGACAAAAGCATCTATACTTGTTTTGAATAAGAAGTCCCAATTCCGTATGTTCTTCCCTGATGAAGAATCTCTGGGTATCATTGGTGCTCTTCGTCGTACAGGTCAAGGTGGACAAGGTTTTGAGTTCTCCCGTTTGATCGGCGTAAGTATGGCTTGTGGAGAGTGTAGA